CAAAATCACCGTCCATGCTGTTTTGCAGCGGAGTACGGATAAAGTGCTTCATGCCGTTAGGCACATCGGTTGTGAGGAACCAGCCGTTGGTGTCCGTCAAGAAGTGATTAATGGTATATCCCTCTGGGATAGAACCATTGTTCTTCAGGGCGTTCACATCGTTGTCGGTTGTACCAACACGCAGTTCCGTTTCGAGCAAACGAGTTGCAACGAACTGGAGTGATGGAGGAACAATCAACTTACGGGGTTTGGCTGCAATCAGCAGACCACGTTCATCAGTCCAAGCTGCGATTTGAATGACTGCGTTTTCCAACGAAGTTTCATTCAAGTCAACTTGAGTCGAAGGCGTGTTGCTGTTGGTGCCACCAGAAACCAATGGATGCGCGGTGCTAAACAGTGCAACTCCGTCGCCGCCTTTGTAAGCGGAGTTGAAGCCGTTGTTTAGAACAGCAGCAGCTTTCACCTGTTTGGTGTAAGCCATTGCGCGAGCCAAGCCTTTGGTATAACGAGCCGACAAAGAATCGTAGAGGTTATCTTCGATTGCCTCTTCGGTCAGGCTAAAGCCAAGAGCAATGGTTTCGTGGTTGTAACGAGCGGTCCATGCTTCCTGTGCATTGTCATAAGCGATGGCTTGACCTTCGTTTTTGACTGGTGCAGCAGAGAAACCAGACAGCTTGGTTTCTTCTTCAAACGAGCGTTCGGAAGTCTCGGTTTCGTAGATTTCCTTGTGCTCCTCGCCATAGCGAGCATACTCAAGACCGAACAGGGCGTTAAGGCCCGGAAGCAGTTCTTTAAGTAGTTGGGCGCGTGAAATAGCCATGATTTACTCCTTAGACGCCAGCGGCGAGCAGATAGCTGTGGTAACCGAAGTTCCAGCCAACAATCACTTCTGGATAACCAATAAACGAGACAGTTGCGCCAGAGGTGGCGGTCACTGCCGAGCTAACGGTAATGGTGGAAGTGCTGGTGACAACGCCGGTAACAACCAAAGTTGAAAGCGTTGGGAACGGTGCGGTGCTTGCGCCCGAGAACACGGTGCCGCCAATCACAACTGCCATACCGGGCTGGATACCGGCAGTAGAAGCAACGGTGAAGGTGGTTGCGTTCGATGGGCTGCTGGACAGGGTGGTGCCAACTACAACTGCCGACTCTTGGACCAACTGAACAACGCGCAAGCAAGGTGCGGTGCCAGAGCCAGTACCAACCGTCTGAACGATGTTCCCGGCAACAGAGCTAGACACGGTGGGGTTGCCACCAGAAACGCCCATTGCCGAGTTGCCGTTTGTCGTGCTGCCGGTGTTGCCAGCGACGAGGAAAGCATTCGTTCCAACGAAACGAGGCGACATGTAGCCAACCGTTGTGCTGGTGTTAGCTTGCGTGTTAGCCGAGCCTTGAGCTTGAGCCAATACACACGCTTTAAACAGCGCGGTAGGGTTGTCCATTACATACGCAATCATTCCGGGCTGGTTGTTGTTAGCCGCGTAGTACTGCGCTTGCAAGTTACCAAAGATAGGGCTAGTACCGGGGTACTGGGTGCCCAAGAACACACCAACGATTTGTCCTGCCGCCGCTGCGGTAGTGCTATTGGCGTTGTAAGGGGTGATGACTGCGTTACCACCAGACAGACCAACAACGTCGCCGTTGAAAATGTTTGTCGCGTAGTTTTGAGCAATCGGAATCATCCGGGTAGACCCAGCGAACGGAATACCGCCCATTAGGTTGACCGGCTCTAGCCCATATGGGCCATTGACAATCGGATAAGCCATTTAAAGCTCCTAAAAATTAAGTACCTTTACCAAAAGTAACCGTAGAACGCCGTTCATTAAAAATTGGCATCCTTGGGTCACTCTGACGCATAAGATTGTTGTCTACCGATTCCGTTTGTTTACGAGACATTTCGTCAAAATAATTTGCGCGTTGCACCATAAACTCTTCAGGAATCTTGCAAAGCAACAGCCCACCAACCTCAATGTTGTCTTTAAATCGACTATTGGGATCAATAAACATTTGAAACTGTGGCTGCTCTTCTAGCTTTACTGGTTCCCAACCTTCTCTTAATTTAGAAGAAACGTTGCGGGGGTCAGCAGTACTATTCAGAGAAACCCTAATCCAACGATAAGCGTACCCAGCTTGTTTATCAGGTTCCGGCAGCAACTCTGGCTGACGCCAAAATGTGGGACGGATTTCAAGTTCGCGGGTTTCAAGATTACGAGGTGTACGGTCAGCCATTTTATGACTCCAGTTTTAGTACTTCCCGAGCATACTGCTCAGGAGTGATTCCAAGCTTCTTTGCGATGTTGACTTGTGAAGTCTTCAAAGCAATACGCTTAGAGGATGTGCTACGAGTTGCGGGCGCAACAATTGAGCTTTTGGGGGTTGCCTTTGAGAACTTCTCAGGAAACCTATGTCGCATTGTTTGGTCAATGCGTTTGTAGTATTCGTCAGAAGCCACAACGATACCTTCGTCTTTCAGTGATTCATGCAAGGCCAGCGCCATGCCCGTCATCACCTTATCTTGACCAAACCACGGGTTTTGCTTTTGCCAGCGAACTGCGGTTGGGTCAACCTTTGGCCTCTGTTCTTCTATTGGAGCATAAAACTCTTCTTCTTGTAAAGGGGGTCTATAGTTTTTAACACGCTCATTGTCATTTGCAAGCCTATTCAATTCCAAATTGGCTTCAAGGATTTTGTCTGTATCGCCAGACTCATATGCCTCTTTGTAAGCCTTCTTTGCTTCGTTTAGTTCGCTTTCAATTGCCCTTGAAACGGCTGAATGAGTGACCTTTTCAGTCTCGTTTAGAGAGGTTTTTAGGCGTTTATTCTCTTCAAATAGGCGCTTTGCAAGCTGTGTAGCCTCTTGGTTTTCACGCAAAACACGCTCTTTTTCGCGTCTTTCGTCGTGTGCAAGTCGCTTTAAAGCTACAAGTTTGCCCTTTACCTTGGCTGAATAGTCCTCTAACTCGTCGTTATAGAGGTCTTCTGCCACTTTTTTAGGTAAAGGCTCGCGGTTTTTGTCCTTTTCAGGGGTGTCATCTTCAATTTCCACCTCGATATCGTTATCTTCTGGCTCTTTTTGAGCTTCAGATTCGATTTCATCGGGGAATTTAAAGTCTTCTTTTTCAAATTCGGCCATGTTTGTATCCTTATTTGCGTTTTACGCCGCGCGGGTCATCCACGGTCGCTTCAACTGTGTCGTCGTTAATCAAACGGAAGTCTTTGCCGTGGATTACCAGCCTAGAACCTGCGTTTGGACGTACTAAAACGAAGTCTCCTACCTTGCACCAAGGCCCGGAAGGGAACTTTTTAGGGTCTTTGTATGCATCTGGACCCATTGCAACCACAAAAAGCACTGTGGTTAGCATTTCTTCAAAGTGAACAGTTGTAGCGGACTTGATTAGTCCGTTTTCAAACTCCTCTTCAACCTCTGGGACAGCACAAAGAACGTGATACCCGGCTGGTTTAGGGAGTTGTTTGGCTTTTTCTTCGGCACTTTCTGGAACTTCGCCGTTTTCAGTTGCCAATACAAGTTTAGTCATCAGATTCCTCAGCTTTTGAACGTAGGTCTGTTAGGTTTAAACGGGCGATGCGTAGACCTTTAACCACACCAACCATTTCTTTGTACTCTGTAAAGTCGCGCGGCGAGCCATTTGCCAGCGCGTCTTGCAGATGTTCAATCTTGTCGTCTATCTGTTCAATAAGAAGACGTAGGTACTTATCAATCATTGTTGACCTTTACGTAATCTGGCTTGTTCAATTGCCGTTTGTACACCCAATCGTGTCCGTTCTAGGTCGTTGTCATGGGTGTTGCGGGCTTGAGCCTGTTCTGTTTGCGCTTGGATACGCATAGCATCTGTTTGCGCTTGTTGTTGGATTCTTTCCCTTTCAATTTGAAGCTGTTGCCCTTTCATCTGGGCATCCGTTTGGTCTTTTGCTGCCTTACGTTGAATCTCTTGCCCTTTTATCTGGAGTTCTGCTTGTTGCAGTTGGATAAGCGGGTCTTGGGCTTGCTGCTGCGCTTGTTGCTGCGCGGCTTGAGCTTTGTCAGCTTGTAGCAATTGCTGCGATGCAACAGCAATAAGCTTGGAAAGCTCCACTTCCAGTTCTTTTGGAAGTTCTTTGTCAGGCGGAGGCATTGTCACACCCATCTGTTTCTCTAGTTTTGCCCTGTAAGAGAATCCAAGATGTTCTGCAATGTGAGCCTGTAGAGAAGCCATAATCAAATTGGCTTGCGGGTTTTGTCCAATAGTTTGAGCAACAACCGGGTTCTGCATGAACGCTTGGTGCGCTGCAATATGGGCGTCTTGGTCCTGATAAATGAACGCCTTTAGGGGTTTGCCCTTCATTGCGTTGATGTTTTCAGACATTGGGTCCATTGGTTTTTGGTCGTCTTCCAATGCAACTAGCTTGTTAGCATTAGGAATACTTAAAACATCAAGCATTTGCCTGTGTAAGAAGGCTAAGTCATAAAGCTGCGGGGCTTGCTGTGCAAGCTGCATGACTGCTTGGTACTGAACAACCTTTTGAGAAAGGGTTGCGGCGTTGGGATCTGACACGGGGATAACATCCACCATTTCATAGTCAGACTTTTTAGCCTTTTTATTCCCTTCTGCCGGTTCGTACTCATACGTCTCTGACGTATAGTCAGCGATGATGTTTTTAAGCAGACGAAGCTCTTGCCTCATCGAGTAATGGATGCGGGCTTGGACCGCGCTCATCACTTTCAGGGTTCGCTCTAGAATGGCTAGGGTTGTGCCTACAGGGGCATTGGCAGACATGTCAGAGGCTTGCAGGTCTGCGGTGTTAGCAAACCTCCTGCCGTCGTCCACAATCTGATTTAAGAGCGTTAGAAGGACTTGGCTTGGCTCCTTGTAAGGAAGCAGCATCAAGTTGTCTTTGATGGCTCCTGAAGGAACATCTACATCCCTGAACTCTGCTGGGGCGATTGGGGTATCGTCACCCTTGACTCGCATTCCTCTTGTTTTAAAGCCTCCGGGCAGATTAGCAAGAGTTCCGGCGTCAACCAACTGTCTAATGATAGAAGTACCAGACTTGGCGAAAGCCCCAATAAGATGAATAAGACCAAAACAATAAAATCCAAAACCGGGAATGTACCCATAATGAACAAAGTGTTGGCGCTTTTTGTGTGTCTCATCACCTTCTTCCCAGTTCCTGCGAATGGCAAGACATTTGTTACTGCCCTTCTCAACTGTTACAAGGTATGGCAATGCTAAACCAGTGGGTTCACCGTCTTCATCCGTATGTTCTAAGCCGGGAATGTCGAGGTTTACCTGAATCTCAAGAAGTTTGTATCGGTCGTCTGATGAGGCCCGAAATCCCATCTTTTCGGCAATCTTCTTCTCAACTTCATCTAACGTGTTGTTGGGTTCGCCCAAGTCAATATCAGCATAGAACCCCATAACCTGAAGTCTGCGGAGTTCGTTTTCCGTCTTCCTCATTACATGAGTTACACGGGGCGATGTCTCAATGTTAG